GATCAATGGAATATAAGGGGCAAATACAGCACCAGTTTCTAAGAACTGAGAACCTCTATATCCCATTAATATTACATTTTCAGTCATGTATGGGTTTTTGTAAACCTCATATCTGCTGTTCATAGATCCCATTTTCTGGATACCGAAAGCAAATTTTCCTTTTGTAGCATCACCATCAGCGTTTGAAGCAAATCCTGGGATTGATTCAATGATAGTAGCAACTGAAGGAGAAATAATCATAAAGTTTGCACCACCTCTAAGAGTTTTCTGGTGAATCTTGTTAGATACTTTCTGTAATTTAGTTCCTAATGTTTGGAACCATTGTCCTTGTGTGTTATAGAATCCTGTTTGTGATACACTTGATGGTGCTTCCCATGCTGTTTTATCAGCATTTAAAGTAACATTGTTTTTAGCACTCCAGTACTCATCAGCAGCTGATGCGTCTGAAATTAACATATCAAGGATTTCAAGATCAATTTCTAATGAAATGTACTCACTCATGATAGATGTTAATTCTGCTTCAGCATCTAGTGCTTGATATGCATTTAAATCTTGAGCGAATTCAGGAGTCCATTGTGCTTTTAACTTTCTAGTTTTAGCAACAATTGCTTCTGATTTCATTTTTACATCGATTGAAGGAATTGATAATGAAGTGTTTGATTGGTTATTTGGATAACCTGCATCTGCAGCATCTTCAAAATCACCTCTTGAATCAGCTTTTGGTTGCTTGTTATATTTTACCAATACTTTATTAGTATCAAATGCTTCAGTTGAATGTGCCCATACAAAAGTAACGTGTGTACCATTTACTGTTGGTTCTCCAGCAGCATTTGTTAACACAGTATACTGTGGTAAAAGCTTAGCTACAGTATGATTAGAATCAGAAGCAACGAATGCTCTAATACCTTTTAAATCCATATCTGCAGTGTGAGCTATAGTAGCAAATGAATATGTAGTACCACCAGCAATAGAAGCTGATTTTTCTGCATCATAATCTACTTGAGCCCAAGTAGCTGAACCTGATTCGACAACATCTAAAGAAGCTGAGAATTGGTTGATTGAATATCCAAATCTTCCAGCACCGAAAAGACCACCTGATGGGTCAGCAGCAGTACCTGGATTTGTATTACCGTACATAGAAGCTGGGCTTGAATATACGCTATCGCTAGAAGGACCAAAAGATTTGTCTTTTGCTTGTCCATATTGGAAATCTAGGAAAAATACTAGACCTGAAGGTAGGTTCATTGGTTGAACAGAAACGAATTCTTTAGCAGCAATCTGCCCGAATACTTTTCTTACCAATGGTAAAGCTACACCAGCCCATTGAGCACCATTTCCACCGTTAGCAGCAAAACCGCTTTGGTTTGTAGATGATTGCTCAACAACTAGTTGCTTAGCTTGATTTTCAAGAATCATACTCATGTTGTTCTTGTTAACTTCGCTACCCATTCCTTCTAAAAGTCCTGTTTTTTCCCACTTGTCTGCTAATCTAGCAGCGTCGCTCTGAACACTTTTCCAGTTGTTCGCTGAGCTTTCTAAAAGTGAATTTAATTGTGACATTTTTAGTTGTTTTTTTATTTATATTATTATTTTATACCAGCCAATTTCTTGAATCTTTCCACCATTGGGTCTGTTTCAATAATTGGTTTTTTAGTGTTAACGTTTGTTGATACTCTTGAGGCTGAACCTAAAGATTCTTTAATTGGTGATGTTTTTTTAGCCTTTAAACCTTCGCTTAAAGTTTCAAATACCAATTTGGATTCTTTAACAGTACCAGCTTTATCAAAAGCACCTAATACTTTAACTTTTTGACTTTCTGTTAAGTTTTTCGCTTTGAAAATCTTGTTAGTATATAACAGTTTTGCATTAAGCAAATTAACTTCATTTAAGTCAGACTTTAAAGTTTCAATAGTGTCATAAGCTTCTTTAAGCTCTTCTTCCATTTTTTTCTTTTCATCATCTTCTTTAGCTTTAGCTTCTTTAAGATCTTCATCATCCTTAGCTTTTTTAGCTTCGTCTAATTCTTCTTCTTTAGCTTCTTCTATTTCAGTTTCTGAAATATTAACTTCTTCGTCTTCTGAAATTTCAACGTCTACTTCTGTATCGTCTACTATTTCTTCTGTTTCGTCTTCTTCTTCGAAATTCTCGCCTGCTTCCAAATCGCCTGAAGCAACCATATCTGCAATTACGTCTTCAATGAATTTTTTAAGGTCGTCATCTGACATGTCTTCAAGATCAATTTCTTCATCTTCCATGTCTTCTTCTTCATCTTCCATACCATCTTCAGTGTCTGTTTTCTCATCTTCTGAGATTGGTTCGTCTGATTCTTTAACTTCCTCTTTATCTTCACCTTCTTCGATTTCTGCTAAGATTTCATCTAGATTAATTTCTTCATCTAGTTCTTCTGCTTTTTCTTCTTTTACTTTTTCTGTAGTAGTTTCTTCAACTGTTTCTTCGTTTACAGTTTCTTCAGATACTTCTTCTTTCTCTTCGTCTAATTCCATTTCTTCTAACTTTGCAGCTAGCATGGATTTTAGTTGAGGAGTAAAAGCTTCTTCAAGTGCAGCTTTAGCATTTGCGATAGCGGTTTCTTTTACGGTTTTGGCGTCAGCGATAGCTTCTTTGAGAATGTCTCTTTTTGCCATTATCCTAAAATTTAATTGTTTGGGAAATACGTTTATTTGGAAACGTAATAGATTTTATATTATGTCAATGCTAT